TATCACCCAAGGCACGGGCGCAAATGCCGACAAGACCACAATCCAATTGAAAAGCGGAACGTCTGCAACCGTACTTAATGCCCACCAAGACATTAGCGGCAAGGCGGACAAAACAGAGGTTAAAAACCTTTTTGACGGCTTTACTGCAACCCTAATAAGCGGCACATCGGACGAGTACAAATTGACTATTCCGTCTTATCCTACAAACTAATAACAAATTTGGCAAAACATGGCTAAAAAGATAACACAGATAGAGATAAACGGCGAGACCTACAACGTTGGTGGTAGTGGAGAAAGCGTAAGCGGTAACTTTATAAACCAAGTTGACGATTTCTCGCAGTATGTACCGACAAAGTGGAATGAGATTGCCCAATATGTTGGCACGGACACCCCACTATACAAAAACGGTTATTTTTACAAAAATTCAGGTAGTTGGATTATTCCAGTTGACACTCCACAAATTGCCTTTCAGTCTATTACGGAAAGTGGCGAACACGCTATTCCGATTGTGTCGCCGTTGTATGAGGGTCTATCAAGTCCCGTTTTTGTCGGTAGTAACGCTTACTATGGTATGTTGAGTGGTAATACTCCGACGGTTGGCGGTAAAATTTTTGACTTTCTAACGGGTACAATTAACACCATAACCGCTGTAACCGATAACGGCGATGAAACTTACATTTGTGTTACTGACGGCGGAGCGCGAGAGGAAACCACAACTTATACGCTCGATATGACCGAAGAGTTCGACTATACGGAACGCGTCGACGCTTACAAAAACCGTTTTATTGTTATTGAATACACGGACATATCAGACTACCCCTCCTCTATGTTCGGCTTTTACATTGTCGAGGAAACCGACCCAAATACGGGCACCTTGGTAGAAAATTACTACCCCGCCGGACTTAACGGCTGTGTTGTAACAAGAACAACTGCGCCCGTAGTTATAGACAGAGGAACGTGGACACGCATTGACGTTCAACCCACATCATCTTCGGGCGGTTCTAATGCCTTGGTTGGATTTATAATTGGCAATCGTGTTTCGCTCGTTCCGTTTGTTAATTGTTACATTGAAAACGGCAATATTTACGACCCAGCGACACACGAACAAATATACCCCTCAACTGATACTTATTACTACGAAATCAATGAGGGGAAAATATACACCCTTGATGAAAATTACGAACTTGTGGACGTTACAAGTTCCGTGCTCATTCAGCCGTCTGAAAATCAAATTGTTATAGAGATAAGTGGTGACGAAGACGAAGCGTTTCGGTGGGACGGTTATAGTTTCAACCGAATTGTAGACAGCACCAAAGCACCCGATGTGCCGACCTTTTCAGCGGCACAAACACGCGAAAATATCAAAGGCGACGGAACGGAAAATACGTCAACTTTATGGGGCAAGGTTAAAAAGTTCTTTGCCGATTTAGCCGATTTAGCGTTTATCAACAAACCGTCGTCAGGTCAAACAACAACGTATTTAAGGGGCGACGGAACATGGCAAGCACCGCCCAATACCACTTATTCACTTTCAGCTACTAATGAGAAAGTAACCTTAACCCCCTCACAAGGGACTGCAACAGAGGTAAGTCTTAACACGTTAATAAACGGATTAACCACAGGTAATTCTGACCCACAAGATAATGACTATATTATTTCTCAGTATGTTAATGGTGGTACTACTATAACAACATATCACCGTAGACCTTTATCTAAATTTTGGAATTGGATTAAGACAAAATTAGGTATTGGAACTAATGATGGAACGTTTCTGAGAAAAGATGGTACTTGGGCAACACCAACCGATACTAAGGCTACTGTAACTACAACAGGTAGCGGAAATGCTATTACCTCATTAACAGCAAGTAATGGTGCATTAACGGCAACAAAAGGTTCAACATTCCTAACTTCTCATCAAGATATAAGCGGTAAGGTAAGTAAAAGCGGTGATACTATGTCAGGAAATCTTATTACCCCTGCATTAAAAATCAGTGGTGGACGTGTACAAGGTATTGGAGATGATGAAGGTCTTGTTATTGCTCCAAGTAGTAGCAACAATTATGCTGCATTGACATTAGCAGCAGGAGGCGACCCTCAAACAGCATCAGGTAAATATCATTCTACTTTTTATTTACATGCGACAGGGGCTTACAATATGTTTTGGCGTGCAAGTGTGAGTGGCACAAATTATGATATTCAACATCCTAAGAAAAGTGGAACAATAGCGTTAACCTCGGATATTCAACAAAACACGTGGCGACCACTTGGAACAGGTGCTTCTGATGCTTGTGCAGGTAACGATAGCAGACTTTCAAATTCAAGACCTGCAAGTGATGTGTACGCTTGGGCTAAGGCATCAACTAAACCTTCCTATACAGCAAGCGAGGTTGGAGCATTAGCACAAACAGTGACTGCTGTTAATGGCAGTTCTTATTCAGGCACGTCATCTTCCTCAGGAGTTTCAGGCATTATGATAGGTTCAGGAGCAGGTGCTATATGTATATACTCTGTTACTATCAGTACTTCTTTAAGTAGCACTTCTATAAGTATTGCTGTGCCAGGGACTTATCAACATACAACCTATTCAAAAGCAGGAGATGGCAATGGTAGTGATGATGCTGTTTTGAAACTAACAAACAATGGTTATATAAAAAACGAATCTACGTTAAAATCAAATCACGCCTATTATTGCACTTTAATAGGAATTAGAAAAACTTGATTAGAAATGGACGATAATAAAATGCAAAACATTTTTGGATTATCGATACTCGGAATGTTACTCACGCCAATCCCGTGTATGGATATTCTCGGCAAGTATGACAGCGATACACAAATTAAAATGTTGGATAATTCGCTATCTGATAACGAGTTAAAAGAACTTGCAGAAAGTCGAGGAGAAACGGTTGAAAGTGTTAAAAACGCAGTTAAAGAATGTAAATATTTATTTAATATAAATAATTAATAAAAATAACTATGACAGCAACAGAATTAATAACATTGCTTAAAGCGGAACGAAACCGCATACAGCGCATCGAGGGTTGGAGTAACCTCGCCCTTGAATTTACTATGAAAAACGGTGAGAAAATCACCTTGACAGCCGCAGAAACAGGCAATTTCTTTATGGACTTTGCCAAAGAGGGAGCGGAAGTGTCGGACGGAGTATTGAGAATCGGTTGGATAGTCCCGTCAAAACGTCGGGACGAACACAACGACGATGGCACAACGCACACTATCACGCTCTACGAGGGTATCGAGTACCGCTATATCATAGCGGAAAACGTTGAAGCCTTTGCGTTCCAATTCGAGCGCAAGACGGTTACAACTATCAATTTGCAACCGCCGAGCGACGAGTCCGAGTAGAGAGTAAACCAACAGCGCGGTGGTTGGAGACTGCCACCGCTTAATTAAAATTTTAACCGCCAAATTAGCGGAAAAATTGCAAATTGTAAATGCTATAAAAAATGGAAATTATACAAAACTCAATGACGGACAAGAACTGCCCACAGATAAGCACAACGCAACAACCGCTTAATATTCCGTCGAACATGGCGGACATTTTCAGTATGTTCTTTCTCGGTATGCTGTTTGGGTGGAAAGAGCCGCCCGACCTTAGCAAGTTCAAGCCGAAACTTGAAAATGCCATACAAGGCGGCGAAAATGCGGAGGCGGACATTGCGGAACTTGCAAAGGTGCTTAATTGCCCGATTGAAACCTTAAAAGAAGCGATTGAGAGCATTAAAAATGAAACAAAATGTTAAACCTTAAAAATTGTTAAATTATGGCAGACACTATCGAAGATTTAGTCAGAGCCGACCATGAAAAATGCAACGACAAGTTCAACAACTTGGAACAAATGGCGTCACAGTTTCAGCGCGGCGACACCGTGTATTGCGCACGAGTTGAAAAAACGCAAGTAACGGTCAGATACGGAATAATCAACCGTATAATTTACAAAAACGGCGATATGATATTCAACATTGCGCCGAGTGAAAGCACAATGGCGGATTTTACAATCAGCAGCCGCAGTTGGAACATTTTTGAACTTGAACAGGACATGTACGATTACATTCACAGTGTAATTAACGCAGACCCTGACGAGGACACACCCTCAGACGGAGAGGAAACGCCGACACAAGGCTAAAAACCACCGTTTGCAGCGAATTTTAAAGGTCGGAGGCGCAAGTTTCTGACCTTTTTTGTTACCACATATAGGAACGGTCGATGATTGAGGACATGCCGTATTTTTCGTCCGGCTCTAACTCCTCATAGATACCGTTTGCGAGGTCGAGAAAGCGTTTGCGGTCGGCTTCGGAAATAGAGAACGAGATGCCGTTTTCCGAGATTGAGGACGGGCAAAAGGCGAGCCACTTGTAGAGGTCGGCGGTTGCAAGTCGGTAGGCGGCGGAGGTGTGTGTTTCGCCGGTAATTTCGTCGGTGGGGTTAATGTTCCGCTTTGTGCAAGTGTTGTTTATTGCTGCGTCAGTGATTGGATAAATACTGATCGAGCGGAGAGCGTCAAAAATTGTCATTGGCTTAATTTTTTATGTTTAACATTGGGGGCAAAAAAACAAGATTTTGGGCAATTATCAAAGTTAAAATATCGGTAGACAGCGCGTGAGTGGCTTAAAAAAGTGTAAAAATGCCATATTTGGGCAAAAATTTAAACGGATAAAGATTTTTGTAATAAAGCTGGTTAATTTATCCACCCAAGTTTAAAAAGTTCGTTAAAACGAAGATTTTAAAAAACGGCTAAAATTGACAAAGCGGCGGGGGACGGCTTAAATGGTAAGTGTTAAAAACGGTTAATTAGTGTTAATATGCTTGACATTATGGGGAGGCTTGTTTATCTTTGCGAGTAAACTAAAAACTTATCAAAAAAAATGAGCAACATACAGAAATACACATTTGCCTACAACGGAAACCCCGTCGACTTTGCCAAAGGACAGCGGGCAACCATGGTCAATGCAACCCAAATGGCAAAGCCGTTCGGAAAATTATGCAAAGACTGGCTGCGCACCGAACAGTCGCAGCGTATGATTGCGGTAATTAGCGAGAGGCAGAAATGCCTACCGTCTGATTTAGTTAAAGTTACGTTCGGTGATAACGGCGGAACTTGGATGCACGAAGATGTCGCCCTTGTGTTCGCTCAGTGGTTGTCCCCCGAATTTTACCTCTGGTGTAACGATAGGGTCAAGGAACTCCTCACCCAAGGAGTTTCGACCATAGCCAACGACGACGAGACTATCTTGCACGCAATGCAGGTCTTACAACGCAGAGTCGAGGAAAGTCGCAAACGTCAGCAGGAACTGGAAACCACCAACGCTGTACTTACCACCTCGCTCGCGGAGTGCGCCCCGAAAGTTGCGTTCGCTGATTCCGTTGCCGGTTCAAACAACTCGATTTTGGTCGGGGAGCTGGCTAAAATCATAGCGCAAAAGGGTGTAGCCATCGGGCAGAACCGAATGTTTGAGTGGTTGAGAGAAAAGGGCTACACGATGCAGCGTAAAGGCTGTCGCAATTTTCCGACCCAGCGGTCTATTCAGCAAGGGTTGATGGAGATAGTTGAGCGCACCATCACTTCGCCGGACGGGGGGCAAAAGACCACGTTTACGACAAAAATCACGGGCAAGGGTCAGGTGTACTTTGTTGATAAATTTTTATCACATTAAGCATAAGTTGACAATCTGTTTATTTTCTCAAATAATTAACATATTTTAACACTTTTTGTTTGGTAATTATTGCAACCTTTACTATATTTGTAGCGTAAAAGATAATGTAAAGCAAACAGAAACAAGGGGTTAAATCTCAAAAGCCTATTAATTTTGGAGGACTAAATTATGAACGAATTAACAAAGAAAACAATCGAATACGTAAAAGAAAACGTAAAAATCGAATTTGACGGCTGCGAGGCTGTTGTAACCAGCGACGACGTTGAATATACAGCCGCCGATTATCTTTGCGACGCGGACGAGCAAGCCGCCGAAGAAGTGATGGATTACATTTCTGCAAACTCTGAAAAAATAGCCACCGAAATTGAAGAGGAGGCGGAGGCGGACGCGGAGGACGCTCGTCTCAACCGTGAATCGGACATGGCAGAGGCGTTCTGGTACTAAAAATACGAAACGAGCCTATTGACGTTAAAAAGTTAAAAAAAGTTAAAAGCAAAAGGCGGGACGCAAAAAGTTCTACCTTTGCAAAAATATATATTTTTTTATATGAGAAAGGCAATAGCAAAAGCATTGGCGGCGCAAGGTTTGACCGCCTATTCATTCGTAAAGCAACACCCCGAAATAGTGTCGCAAGTTGCCTTTACGGAGTTTATGAAAGGCGAGAAATTTCTCTCCCTTAAAAATTGCGAGGCAGTCCTTGCAGCCCTTGATTTGGTTATTTCTGACAAAAAAGAGATAGCCGAAACAACCTTCCACGCTGCAATAAAAAAAGCATTTGAAAGGGCGGGGGTGTCGCAGTATGAGTTCTGCAACAAAAACGGAATATCCAAGCCGGCGTTTTCGCTCTTTTTGTCGAAAGAAAAGGGCGTGGGCACTGACACAGCCGCTAAGATTTGCAAGGCACTGGGGTTGATTTTTCTCCCCAAAAAGGAATTTAAACTGCAAGGGGGTTTGTTCTCCACCCCCATACGTGCCGCAATGAAAGGAATGCGCCGCACAGCCGAACAAGTTGCCACGGCTTGCGACACAACCGCATCAAAAATCAACGGGTACTTACAGGGCAAGGCGCACGTTTTGAGTGTTGATTCCCTTGAGCGTATCTTGCAGCATCTTGGCTTGCAAGTCGGGGGGTGCGACACAATTCGGGCGGCAATAAAGGCGGAGCTGGCAAGACGGGAGCTGCTGCCGTGTGTATTTGCCGGAAAGAACGGAATACATGCCGGAGCGTTCGCCGGATTTCTCAAAGGCAAGCCACTGCTGAGCCTTGAGAAAGTTGAAAATGTTTGTAATTTGTTGAATATTTCCGTAGAGGATAAGGCATAAAAAACGGTGTGGGGGTCTTTTGCCCAGCCACACCGTACAAACAAACTCACTTGGAGGTGGGGGTTAACCCCTTTAATTTTTTAATACTGATAAAGCGTTGGCTTGTTGTTGAAATACCAAATTCTCAGTTCTTCGTTGTGTGCGTTGAAAAAAACTTCGCAAGTGTACGCTTTGCGTGTGGGTGTTTGTTTTACCCCATCGATATTTTTCGCTGCCCATTCGAGTTTTTCTTTAAAAGCAGCATCGCTTACAATTGCCGCCTTTTTGATTTGACTTCTTAAAGGCTGTTTTTTTTATATTTGCAAATTTTTTCATAACTAAACAAAAAGAAAAATATTTTAATTTTTTTTGAATTTTTTTTTTCACTTTTTTGTTTTATTTACGTATAAGTAAGTAAAGAAACAAACAAACAAAAACACAAACAATTTAAATGGAGGACACTACAATGGCAACAACAAAAATTCAATGGAGCGAAGTACAAAAGATGGCAGCTGGCATACGCCGCCAAAACGCAAACATCAGCCTCAGCGATTCTTTTCGCTTGGCTTGGCGAAATCTCAAACTTCAAAAAGCCTTAAAGGATGGCTTGGTTGAGTTTCAATTTGTAAAGGTTAACGGCGACATTCGCACAGCCACTGGCACCTTGCACCCAGCGTTTATCAATATGCCTGAAAATCAGGCTGAGGTAATCAATCAAACAGACTACAACGTGCAAAAGTATTACGACACAGAGAAAAACGCATGGCGTTGTTTCAAACGTGCAAACCTTTTGTAATCTTACCAACAAACGCCCCGCCCAACCAGTGGGGCAATTTTTAATTTTAAAATTTAATAAAATGAAGACTTATTCTGTAATAGAAGACCGTGGGGATGGTATTGAGTATGAGCGTTTTTTTGGCTCTTTTGAAGAATGCGCCATTTTATCCCCGACGAAGTGGTTTATCCATATTGTAACACTTTATACGAAGCCGCCGAACCAAAAGACGGTAGAATTTATCAATATTATATAAAGAGAAAAATTATTTATTAACTATGACAAACGACGAAAATCAAATGGTAAAACTTTTAAACGAAAATTTTACCAATCTTAATCCAAACTTGTGGTGCTGCAAAACTAACAGTAGCCTTCTTGTTAATATGCGAAAACACGAAGACGGGGAGGTTGAGTTTGACTGGCTTAAAAAACAACCATCAAATTATCACCCCGAATTTATTCACATTTGCGGTTTGTATACCCCCGAAGATATAAAAGCGATAATAACTTTAATACGATAAGTATCAACGAACCATGACAATCCAACAAACCATAAAAAAGGCAATGGCGGGACAGGGCATCACCGCCTACCGCCTTGCACATTCCGCCGGTGTCCCCGAAAGCAAAATCTCGACCTTCTTGAACCACGGCAAAGGGCTGGGGGCAAACAAGGTAGGCTTACTGGTCACTGCCTTGAATATCCAAATCAAGGACAAGGCGGGAAACACCCACCCCGATTTTCGTTCCGCCCTTGCTGCTGCCCTTGCTGGCTGCGAAATGACAAAGGCAGATCTGTGCCATTTTTGGGGTGTGAACGTTTCTGCCCTTTGCAATTATCTCAAAGGCGCACCCTCAATTTCGGTGGGCGTGCTGGACAAATTGTTTCGTAAATTAGAAGTGACCCTCGTAACGCCGGAGTAGGAACAAGCGGGGGTATTTTTGTTTGTGCTTTGTGGGGGACTGGGGTGGGGGTGTCCCTTTTTTTGCGTTTTTGGGGATTCTTTTTGCCTTGCCTTTGTGTTTGTTGTTTCGTTGCTTGTTTTGCTTTAAATGCCTTATTTTTGGCGATTGTTGCTTGTTTCTCTTTTGTTATATATAAGGTGTTTATTCAGATAAAAACAAACGATTGCAAGTAAATAAACCTTTTTGTTTGTATTTTTTGGGGGGTATTTAAAAAAAATGCAAAAAAATTTAAAAAATTCTACCTTTGTAAATATCTTATTATAAACACGTTACAAAATAATTTAATTTTTTTTGTTAAAACTATCAAAAATATTTTGTAATTATCTAAACCTTTACTACATTTGCAACGTAAAACAAAGTACAAAACGAAACAAACAAAACACAAACATAAAATTTTAGGAGGATTTAGTTATGGCAACTCAAGCACAAATCGAAGCAGTAAAAGTAAAAGACGCACCCATCAGCGTTAAATTCTTTGAACTTGTTAACGACTTGCAGTTAACACAAAGCGAAGCAGCCAACGTTTTAGGCTTGCCTTTTCGCACCCAAGTAACAGTAGCGCAAAGACCTACTGCACCAAGAGAAACAACAACCCCCAGAACTCCCAGAGTTTCAACAACCCCTTGGACTTTTGGAGTAGAGATGGAGACTGTTTCACCCATCAGCCGTGAAGCATTGGCACAAAAAATCGCCCAGTTTGTTGGTTGCCAGTCTGAACGTTACAACCACAACGACCACGCCGACCACGTTTATAAGATTGTACAAGATGGTAGCGTACACGGCAACGGCTACGAAACAAGCGCCGAAGTTGTTTCTCCAATTCTCAATAACTTTGACACTCTAAAAAAAGTTTGCAACGCTGTAAACGAAGCGGGCTGCAAAGTAAACAGAACCTGTGGCTTACACGTCCACATAGGGGCGCAAAATATCACCCTTGAGCACTACAAAAACGTTTTTATAAATTACGCATTGTTAGAGGCAGCCATCGACAAATTCATGGCAGAGTCAAGGCGCAAAGATAACGCCTACTACGCCCAGCCGGTTAGGGGGCATGTTTTCGATATACGCTGCGCTCGAAGCATTCAAGATATTGCCGACAACGTTTTCGATGGCGTTCGCTATTTCAAAGTTAACCCCCAGTCGTATTCACGCCACCAAACAATCGAATTTCGCCAACACCAAGGCAGCACCAACTTTGCAAAAATCAAAGCATGGGTTAACTTCTTGCAAAAATTGGTTTCTTGGTCTGAGTCGCATCGTTTGGAGACAGACGTTGAAAACATCAACGATATCCCATTCTTAACTAACGCAGAAAAACGCTATTTTAACGAACGTGCCAACGAGTTAGCATAATCCTCCGGTATGGGGGCAAAGTAAGCGCAAAACGCAAAAATGCCCCCTTTAATAAAAGAATTTAAAAACCTTTAAAATATAAAACCATGTGCGTATTGATTATTAAACAGCAAGGCGTAAAAACGCCAACAAAAGAAATATTAACTGCCTGTGCAAAAGCAAACCCCCACGGATTTGGTTTCGTTACCCCTACAAAGTTTTTCAAGTCTACTGATTTGGGGGACTTTTTGAACGAAGCAGCCAAAATTGACACAAACGAGCCCGCCCTTATCCATTGCAGATATGCAACCCATGGCAGCGTAAAACCATCAAACTGCCACCCCTTTATGATAGGCGACTGGGCGTTCGCACACAACGGCATCCTTTACGACATCAAACCCGAAAACGACAAAACAGATAGCGAAACAGCCTTCAAGCAATTGTTTTACCCCTTAATAAAAGGTAAAAACGAAATGCCCGTAAACGTTTCAAATTTTATTAACTCTTATGTAGGCAGCTCCAAGTTTGCGTTTTTGAACGTAAAAAGCCAAAAAATTTATAAATTTGGCAACTTTACAAACAAAGACCGCCTGTTATTCAGTAACACACGTTGGGAGTCTTATTTGCCCCAAAAAACGCCAAAATTTAAGATTTTCGCCGAATACAGAAATGCGGATTTTTACAACAAAGTTTTTGCAGATTTAGACGACGAACAACTCCCCTTTTAAGCATACCAAAAGCACCCCCGACTGCCTGAATTTCAGGGGTGCTTTTAACAATGTTTAACACTTTTTAACGCTATACATATAAATATTATATATATTTTTGCAACTAAATAAATAAAACAATTTAAAACGTATAAAAAATGGTAAAAATTAAAGACAGAAAAGGTAACGTGGAGGAGGCTATCCCCCTACTTTTAAAAGAAGAGTTCGCCCATCAAATTGTTGCGGGCAAAAAGACAATCGAATTCAGAGAGCCGAACCCCGTCAACGTTAAAAAATTTCTAATGCCAGCCGCTGCTGCCGCCGTATTTGGTCAACGAGATGACCTTAAAAAATACGCCGAAAAAGGCAATATAATTTTAAAAAATATTCATTATTTGCATTTTTACAACTATAGCAAAACATTCTTTTTAGACGTTGGCATCGAGGCTATTGATTGCATGGCATTGTTACCCGAAAACCGCGAATACTTTCACGAAAGGGGCTGCCACGACTACGATGATGTTATTGACGAAGCCGAAAAATTGGGCTTAACCCCCGATGACGAGCGAACCGTTTGGTTCTTCTGTATGCCTATAAAGGTTGTTATTAACACCGATTTAAAAGACGAAATAAAAATCCCTATTAAAAATTTCGACGACGCCAAACCTATTAAGTGCTAACAATTTAGATAAAAAGAAACAGCTGCAACTTTTTTGCAGCTGTTTCTTTTTATTTTTTTGTGCCATTAAGTACTGAGGCTTAATATTTTTTTATACATTTTAAAATTAAAATATTATGGCTGGAGAAAGAAACGTAACAACTGGCGTAAGAGGTAACAACGCCGACATGTACCAGCAAAGACGTGGAGCTGGTGGTCGTTTTGGTAGGGGCTACGTGCAAAACACAAAAACCGCTAACGGTAGGAACCCCTTAACATACAGACAAAAGAGAGCATCTGGTGTACAAGCTCGCGAAGGCTTTGAAATGCAACCCGATGGTTCTTTCAGACGTACATGGGCAACAAACCTCAGCTCCGTAATTGGTAGAGCCACAGGTGGTTATCGTGGATTGTACAACAACAACCGTCAAACTTGGCAGTAAGTTGCCGGACACACGTAACAGCGTCACAAAAAAAGAGAGGGGAACAAAACCCCTCTTTTTTTATTTGTTTTCTATCATTTGAACAATCTGATGCCCGTCGCAAATCTTTGAATCGGGGGGCAAATCCAGTAATTCGCAGAAATATTCCTTTAATTCAATATCTTCAAAACTTACTGTGATTTGTGCATTTGTGGCTTCTTGGTATCTTACTGCATTTTCTTTGTTCGCAGCCTTACCCTCCAGCACCTTTTGCTTCTTTTGTTCGGGAGTCAAGGTGTCGGCATCCTTTGCTTTGATTGTGGCACTGGGTAGGAAATTAAAGAAATCGTTAACGGCATCGGCATCGGCGGCGGCTTCTTTCTCCGCTTCGGCTGCAAAGATGTCCGCCTCGGAAATATTGAACTGCTCCAAGGCTTGAATTTCGGCGGCGGTCAAGCCGATATCTTTGGTATCAATGTCCGCTACGTAGTTGGCAATAAGGTCGAGGTCGGCTTTTGTGTTGCCCACCGCCATGTAGGTCATTTGTTCCTTTTCCTCTTTGTCGGACAAGGCTGTGACCTCGACTTTGATAGGGTAGTCGGTTTCGGGTGTGCCGTCGTATTTATTTATTCGGTCTAACGCCATAACACGGCGGTGTCCGTCTAAAAGGTTTGAGGTGGTTTCGTTCAGCACTATTCCCCCCAGTATTCCTACCTTTTTGAAGTTTCGCATTTGTAAAGCGATTGCTTCGTCTACGTGCCGCTTGGGGTTGAGCGGGTTGAGGTTGATTTGTGAGCGCATCACCGTTTTGGTTTCGCTCTGTTTTAGTTTTGTCATTGTTCGTCTGTTTCTGTTTCGTTAAACTCTTGTTGTTGCCCGCCCATTGCTTGGTCAAACTCAAACAATAAGCGTTCGGTATCGGGGTAGTACATAAAGACCCGCTCAAGGTCTTTCGGGAAATGTCTGCGTAGATAATTCAAAAAGATGGTACTGTCCACGCTTTCACCGCTACTGGTTGATTTTCTAAACATACCCTCGCTGTAATCCACGGGGGTGATAAGTCCACGGTCTTGAATGTACTTCGCTATATCGGGGTGCTTATACAAGTGAAGCGGGTAAAATTTTTTTGTTTTGAAATTAATCCCATCGTCGTAGGTACGTAGGAACACGCGCCGGTTAAGGCTGTCGGCTTCTTTCATACCGAACGCCGCCCACTCAATGCCCGTCTGTTTGCGGGCAATGTTGGTAACGTCCACGAGGTTGAGTTTTTTCTGTTTCTCGTTCATACGGCAGCCAAGGTATCCCGTTTTGATAAATGAGGAGACGGCATAATGTGGGTAGCCGTACACCCCGTTGTTTTTAAGGAACTCGGCGTTTTTATATGTAGCCTCCGCCCATCGGATGTAACGGTTTGTGCACTCCATATTCGGTACGAAGTACATAAACACGCACACAATGCGCTTAAAATAGGGGGCGCAAAGGTCAAGTAACGCAATGGAGTCCTTGCCTGTGGCGGAATGGAACAAGAGAATCTCCTCCGTTTGCGCTGCGACCCGTTTTATGCAATCGGTAGCCTTGCTCATAGTGTTATGCCCTTGTTTTCAATGTAGAAACGCAGCACCTCTTCTATGAATGTGCTTTTGTTCTTTTGCATTTTTACAAAATCATATAAGTCCACGGGCAAGCGAATGCCTATGGACTTTTTACGTTCCGCTTCCGGCAATTTCGGGTGTCCCGCACCCTCACGTCTGCCGCCCCTACCGCTTTTCTTTATGTCGTTTTGTTCTTTCATAATGAATTAAAACGGCAAAGGTGCTTCGGTTGTTGCATTGTTGTCAATTTCAGCCCTGAAGTTACCGATTATGGGCATTTGACGGCGTTCCTCGTCCGACATATTGTCGCGAACCGCTTTGGGCAGTGATTGCTTGACGAGGTGGGTGTCCTCGCCCTTACGTTTGTCGGGGTCAAGTTCAAAACCGATTAAGTCCAAATAAACCGACTTCTGACCGACGTACAAAAAGTTGTCATCGATAGGAATGCAAATACATTTCTTTGCGTTGTTCTGCCCTTGAATTGTGTGGACAAAGGCATTTTTCAATGCTTGAAGATTGATTTTTGCAGTGATTCTCATTTTTTGAAATATTTTTCGTTACTCTTAATTAATTGTTTTACTTGTTCTTTTGTTTGGAGGTTTTGGTTGATGGCTGCTTTGCGGAGGCTTTCAATTCCGTAGGGGTAGAGTTTAATCCCTGTCTCGGCTTGGTATTCGGTAATAGCCGCCGTGAACTCGGTTTCAAAAGTTGTGCCGTCGGTGCTTGCGGAGCTGCTGCACGCATGCCAAATAAGGCACACGGCGAGCAAAAAGACACCGCCCACGCTCCAAAAGTAGGCTTTCAATTCCTTATAGTTGAAGACCCAAGTGCTCCAAGGTAATATTGATTTCATTTTATAAATCGTCTTTAAATTCGTTAATGTCGAAAAGTGTGCCGCAGCATTCCGTATTGTTTCCCGCAAGGTCGCCGTGCTTATAAACTGCGGACTCGTCAAGTCCGTAGAAGTCGAGCAACTGGCGGACGAGGGTTAAGGCAGCCTCCCACTGGGCATCGGTCGGTTTGTGTACGGAGAAGTTGCCGTTCATACAGATGGCGACCGAGTTGTTATTGTAGCCGTAAGAGTGGGGAACGGCTTCGCTGGTGTCCCTCAGTTGGTATACGGTGCCGTCATTGTTGATAAAGAAGTGATAACCAATAGACGACCATTTGTGCTGTCCGAAGTGGACACGGCAAATATCATTAATACGTCCGTCTTTTGGTCCAGCAGTATGGTGCAGCACTATGTATCTTGTAGCCGCTTTCTTTTTAATGTTGGTATTAAAAGCTGCCGTGAGGTCGTTGATGATTACGGGTTCACCACCCCTCGCCCACGACAGCGTTGTAGCAACACAAGTAATTAGAAACAAAGTAATAATAACCGCCGCTTTGTGTCTTACAACAAGGTCGTAAAGCGCAAAGGGTAGGAAAAGCCAGAGGAGTGCACCTCTGATAATATTCATTAAAATAGTTGTGCTCATTTTATTTCGTTTTTGATTGCCGCAAATTTAAATCAAAAACAAAACCAAAAAAAGTTTTATAGCAATTTTTTTAGTAATTTATATAAAAAATTGTCGTCGTTTTCGTCTTGGCGGGTTATTTCCTCGTATATAACGCGTTGTCCCGCCATAATTGTGTCGGTTTTAGCGTTAACGGTTCGCACCTCGTCCTTGATTGTGTCAAGTTCGGTGCGGATAAGTGCCGTTTCACGAAGTACGCTGTCGATTTGTCGTTGCAGTTCTATCTTGACTTTTTCGAGGTCTTGCTTGCTGGCATCGGGGCTGGCTTTGTATGTGGAATAAGTCCACAAAAACCAAACAACGATAGCAACTGCTAAAAATATAATAAAGCCGATATGTCTTTTCATTTTTGTTGTCTGTTTTTAAGATATGTTAATATATACTCTTTAACCATTGCACGGTTGACGATTTCGCTCTGTAGCGGTGGTATTCCCTTTTTGTCGAACTCGGTGCGGTAGCCGGAGTCTGTCTTGAATACGGCGACGTTGTATGTGAACGTGCCGATTACTATACGCCACAAAATATGTGTAACCGTGCTTTTCATATTCCCAAAAAAGATAATAGATTTTTGAACCGATCGATGGTAACGTCTTTTGCCGTAGTTCGTAGGTTGAAGCGATGGTCGTACACCGCCTCGATAAAGACAAAACCGTTCGCGCGGAATTGTACGAAAATCTCGTCAAATTCGTCCGAGAGCTCCTTTCGATATTCTTTGCTCGGCATATAGTAGTTGAAACCGAGCTCGATAAGGTGCTGTGGTGTCAGTAACGGACTGCTATCTTTTCCGTTCTTTGTTTTTGTTGTTGCTGCCATCTTTTCGGTAAATTTTAATGTTTCGTTTTATTTTGTGGTCTGTTTTGTCCTTGTAGTACTCGACGATAAGGTAATCAATATCGCTGAGCGGTATGTTTCTTTGCTGCAACTCAAACATTAATATTGTTTGGGTGTAATCGTCAAGTACGGGCGGGGCATTCATATATTCACATTAGCGTTCTATTAACCGACTCCATATAAAAGGAAATAAAGTTGTTGTGCTAAGATTGTAAAGACTAACAACGTAATGCCGACACCGAGAAACTTAAAACGGTGCTTGAACAACTTTAAACGTTCCCTGCATTCGTCGATAAACAAATAAATAGTTATGGCGTTTACAACAAAAACTGCAATCCATAACAGTACCAGCGAAAAAATGTAGCAATATTTAATGTTCTCAATCATGGTTATTCGTTTTTAATTGTTCTTTAATAAAGTCCAGCACTTTGGTCTTGTCCCACCCCAAAATAATTCCGTGCTCGTCAATGTCCATATAGACGTAATCTCCGTGCCCCGCCTCTCGGGGATAGAGAAAGTCGGGGACGTACTCCTCGTAGTCAAGCACCTTGATTCCGTTTCTGTATATTTTTAGACCGCACTCATCGCAGACCTTGTAGCTGATTTCGGCAGTCGTACCCGCCTCCCAGTTCGTTATTTGACCAGTTTCGACGTTTATGATTGGTTTCCAATACCACTCGTCGTCTGTGCCAGTCATACAAGGCATCTGCGGGTCGGTCTCGCTGTCGGGTTCGCCGTTTATCTCACTATCCTCGGGATAGCGGACGCGGAGCTCGCACTTAATCACCATCTGCGGCTCTTTTCCTGCCGTTTTTTCTGCCGTCAGGTTAATGTTCAGACGTTTGGCGATACTTTCTACCGCTCGGTACGTCCGCAGCCCACAGCCCGTCAATTTGGAATATTCGTCACGGATGACCTCCGCGACCTCCCCGAAAATCTGAGCCTTGAGGCTCTCTTCGTATTTTGCAACGAGCTGCTGCGTGCTTTTCATGTTGAGTTCCAATTTGAGAGCGTCAACTTGTCCCTGCAGCGTGTTGATTTTCTCGTTTTTGTCGAGGTTGCGCTGACGTTCGGAGGTCAAAACGTCCTTTAAATGCTCGGTGTCGTGCTTGTATGCCGCCGCCCAGTCCGCAACGGTCGGGTCGGTGATAACTTCGGCGGAATTAATGCCGTTGGCACCGCCTATGAAGTTAATGAATCCGTGCTCCTTGCCCGTAACGATTGTCACCGCCCCAAGGTCGAGGGGGTCGGTGAGGCGGATAAAGCAGCCCTCCTTTAAATCTTCAAATTCCTTCTGTGTCATTCTTGTAGAATTTAGTCATTGTATCGTTTTTCGTAAAATTCACAGCCGTCCGCCTTTGAGGGCATAGGCATATAGTTTCCGTTGGTTTTCATTTGTGCAAGGGTCTCCTTGCACCATCGGAGTCCGTTGAAGAGTTTAATGCCCCTCTTTGTGCAGCGGTTCGGAGTCAAGAGAAACATCTCCACCTCGCCTTCTCCGTATGTGGTCGGCACGTCCTCTTCCTTGTCTGCTTGGACGTAGAACGCACAATCGTAGCACTGGGAGTGGGTGTGGGGGTTCTTTCGGCAGCGGCTTTCGTGCCTTTGCATGGCGGGGGCATGGCGGCTGACCTTGCTGCAGAAACAGCAGGAATATACTGTGATGGTTTCTTTTTTCATTGGTTTTATTTAATGTTGTGTAAATATTTGTAGTGGTCGGAAAGCCTAACCTTCTCCTCTTTGGCTCTTTTTTGATAGTTTTCGCAGGCGGCGTTGGTAACGCGCACTCGGAGGTTTCCGTTTAATGTGTGCGGACTGGTTCTAAGGCTGCAATAGTACAGTCCTTTGTAACCGTCAACAAACACGTGTAAACAAGAGCGGCAACAAGCGGTTTTTGTATACATGTATTTTTTGTCGTTGATTTTCACACCGCAAAGGGAAAGGAACATCCTCAGCTGCCCTAGTGTGGCAACTCTCAGAACTCCGTTGTATTTGCTGTTGGAATGATAGAACCGTGCCGACCAAGAGCCGTCATTTAGTGGGTCGTCGAGTTTTAGGACGTTACTATCAATCTCGTAACGGTAGCTGCCCGTTTCGACTTTTTCACAGTTGGTGTCGAGCCATTCCCTTGTAATAGGGGTGGGGTCGTTGAATAGTATTGGGTTTACGTTTTCCATGTTTATGTCTTATTTTTTTTTGCATTAACTCACAATAAATTGAATAAGCGAGCGGGTTCTCAAACTCTGTCGGTAAGGCTTTTTTAATCATCACCAAAAAATATGGCTTTTATAGCCATAATGATTAAAAATAACACGTATATTCCCGCGGCAAGTGCTATTGGTAGCCATAAGGGGGCTAAAACCCAACACCACGCCCAATCTATCTTACCCAACAGTTTAAGGGTGATAAATACGATGGTTAGTAACCCAAAAAAGCCAATTCCGCTGCTTGTGCTTGATGTTTCTTTGTCCATTAATCTGTATATTTTAAAGTTTGATAATCTTTTAATTGTAGTTTGTCATCATATATATATTTATTTCATTTATAATTTCTTTTCCTTTGTCGCTCTCACAATCGTATTCTTCTCCGCATTCCTTTCCGTCCTTAATATTGCAATATCCAGCAAAAAATCCGCCCTCGTCATAGTACTGAACGTTGATTGTGTGTGTCGGGAATTGCTTAGCCAACGCATTGTAAATCGGTATAGGCGCATTCCAAGCGGTATTGAAGAAAATAGTTTTATCAGACTTGTCAATATCAATATCGAGTGCGTTCCATTTAGTCCCCCAATTTGCTATCGCCCAATCAAGAGAGTTCCAATGACCGCTTTCTGCGTAAGCGTAAAGTCGGTCTAACCCCTCGCGGAGCGTTTCTCGTAAGTCGTAACCCCAACTCTTGATTTCATTGATAAAAGCATATTTGTCGCTTTTGTAAGGTGCAGACCAATACTTGAACCCTAATTCACTTTGCTTTGAGATACCGTTGTATTTTTTCAAATACAACATAGACGGTGGCATAGGAATTAGTTTGTTGAAGTCAAAATCTCTTTCTTCTGACTTCATAAAGTCTGTAACGGATTGGAAATTACCGTCAACGACCTTAATTAAATTTCTGCAATAGTTTGGCATATTATTCTTCGTCTAATTGGTTAACTATATCCTTATAATCTTTTGGCATAAGTTAAGATTTCATTATCTCAACTATCTCGTCATTCGGTATTTCAATAAGGCAGTATCTAAAAGTGTCAGCCTTTGAGATATTGTACTCGATAATTCTTCTAATACTTGGTTGTAACATACTAATACAGATATAAATAAACGTTTTGTAATATGATTGTTGCTACAAACAACAAGATTGATGTAACAATTGCTATTTTTTTGTATTTATGCATTTTGTCAAAAGTGCTATCCATAGAAATTCCTGCTACGATTCCGCTTGCGAACCACAGAATCCACATAATGAATAGCATAAATTTCATATTCTCTTGTATTCTTGCTATAAAATCTTCCATTATTCCTCCTTTTTTAATAGTTCTTTGTTATCGTGTATGTTCCCTACAACTTTAATGTCTCCTAAGTCAACTTCATTATAGAATATTCTAAGCCAAAAGAAATCTTCAACTAAATCAGTTCTCAAACCATAAGCACCGCAATCTGTATCAAAATAGATAACGCCCTTGATTGTGTCTGTTTTTTGACCAGTAAAACTATATTGTTGCCACTCGACAATATCGTCCTCGTATATCTCATTCTTATCATTGTCGGTTAATTCTGATAATTCACCGACTGTTTCTGGCTTTACAAGAATAAAATCGTCCCACGGTTCAATATTTTGTAACTCCGACTTGAGTCCCTCAAAAATGAAGTAGCATAACTCTCCGTCGTTGTCGTACATTGTGATAAGTGAGCCATAATGCCATTTGCCTTGTTCGTCTTTTCCTCTATATTTATGTTCTCTCATCTTTCTGCATGGTTTTAAAATTTAAAAAGGTGCGCCGCTATGGTGGGCGGAAATTCGCACCTAAAAACCTCCGAGTGCTGCTATGGTGGGCAGAATATCACTCGGTATTCTCGTACATTAACACCGCAAAAATATTACATTATTTTGAATAATGCAAATATTAATCAATAAAAAATGTTAATTTGTGTTAATTTTATTAACATTTTGTTCAGTTATTCGGTAATATTTCTGCTTGATATTCTTTTCCGAAGCCAATTTCACATCGTATCAAAGGCATAAAACCGCCCCTCTCTTATAATTTCATCTTGAGATTTAATTTAATTTCCGCTCTTCGTTTCCAATACTCCACCGCGCTTTCGGGATAGAGTTTTACTCCTGTTGTTGCTTCGATATGGCGACACACATCGCTTAAATTATTGAATTGTTGGAAATCATCTAAACCGATAGCATCGTCTTTCTCTGCCATCATAAAGCATTCCACCTGCTCCATGTCGCCTTTCTGCGCACCACCGAGCCACGATGCCGTGCCGTACTCGGAAACGCTCTCAATTCGGACGATTTGACCGTTACTAATTGGGTCGGTCAGACGAACAAAGTCGCCCTGTTTTATATTTGTTTCCATTTTATATCTCCTCCTTTGGTTCTATTTCCTCGGCGTTTATGCCGAAATATTCAAGTATTTCGTCAAACTCAAGGATGCAGATTGCCCCGTTGTAACACAAATTGCATGTAATTTGGCGGTCGAAGTATGCGTATGGCAAAATGTCGCACAATTCCCGAACGTAGTCGGGGTCGAGCCAAACGAGGAGGTGGTCGTTCTCCCAGCGGCTCTCTTTTACGTGGGGAAACCCATCGGTCTCACCCTTGTAAAAGTTTATTAATTTAGTTGCTGTTGTGTCCATAGTTATTTTGTGAAAGGTGTTTTTTTACCTTGTTTATAGGCGTTGAAATACATAATTTGTGTGGGGGTAATGTTGGAAAACCACTGCTCAAAAAGGTCTTTAAATTTGCCCCCTTGGTATTTTCGATGCGAAGAGCGTTTGAACTCTTGATATAAATATTCTTTTAATTCGTCCATAATTCTTTTGTTGCTTTTAAAACGCCCCGCCGTTACAACGAGGCGTTGGTTTATATCTATTGCAAATATACGGTGGTAAATTGAAAAATGCAATAAAAAATCAAAGATTTTTAGTTAAATGGTGTTAATATTAGTTAAATGTATTAACAACCCCGCCGCGTTGCCTTTCTCGTCAACACAGCGTAGCCGCTCCTCCAAGGAACGGGCATACCGAATGACAAAATAAAGGTCACGGACGGTCTCGTCGGTAACGAAAACCCACCCTCCTTGTGCAGCGGCGTAGGAGTTCACCCGCGCCTCTATTTCCGAAAGTCTACTTGCGTTGTCCATGGCTATTTTTTTATGTTGTCAGTGTGTCCATAGCCGCCGCAGCCCCGTTCGCTGTCGTTGAGTTCCTCTACCTCGCAGAAAGTAGTGCGGGGGGTGAGTTCGATGTGCATTTGACAAATCGGCTTGCCGTTGATTCCGTATTTTGGTTTGCGGGTATCGTAGTGGTAGAAAATAGCGGTGATTTCTCCACGATAGCCGGCGTCGATAGTGCCCTCGCTGTTGGTTAGCAGCATTCCTGTTTTCCATACCGAGGAGCGGGGACGGATTGTTACGCACACACCGTTGCCGTCAACCTCGTCGGGCAGCTCGATGGCAATGCCGAAGTGGTAGCGGTAAGTGTCGGGGGCGACCTCTTCAACCGATACGGGAACCATGTCGAAGCAAAAGTCATTGTCGTAAGTCTTGTACGGTATCACCGCATCGGGTGATAATTTTTTAATCTTTATTTCCATTGTTGTTTATATTAGTTATAATTAATTATCATTTTCTTTCTTACGTTCGTTTTCAATCCTCTCCATATTTCGGGAGAACATCAGCTCCTTGAAATCAGCATAGAGATGGCGGAGGTTTTTATATTTCTTAGACAAGGTGCGGAATTTGAGCATGAAAAACATGAACATGTCGTACTTATATTTTTTTATAAATAAACGTTTTACGCCCTCGTAGCCGCAATCCTCGGCATAACGGGCAAGGACTGCCGTTGCATCGTGTCCAAACATTTTTTGTGCTTGGGCAAAAGCATCGGCGAGGACTTCCTTGCCCCATACCTCTTGTTTCTCGGCGTAATAACCGCCGCCAACCTGACGTGGCGAGCCGTCTTTTTTCGGCTTCGCATACGTGCCGTCCTTTTTTAAATATTTATTCTTAGCCATAATTTTTTATTTTGTTATCAGAATAAGAAACCCGCACGTTGACGGAATTTTGCGAGCTGCTTGGTTGGCACGAACAACCGCTCCTTTACCTTTTTGCCGTTATTTGTGGCGGATAGGGTGCAGTTCAATTCTATCTGAGCCACTGGGGTAAAATCGGGTTCGGGCATGTAGTATTCCGACACTATCACCAGCTCGGTTTGGTGTAGGCACCACTCATAAAACTGGTCGTGGTTGAAAGCACCGACAACATAAGAGCAAGTATCACGGTAAGGCGGGTCGGCGTAAATCACTGAGTTCGGGGCAATCTCAATGGCATCGTAAGAGGCGTTGGTTACGGTCAAGTGCTCCGCTCCGTTCAGTCCCCGAAGGGATTTTAACCGGCGAACATTGCCCATGTTTTCAAGGGAATAAAAGGCGGATAGTTCAGCGAGGTTGAGTAATACTCTCATGTCCACCGCATCGTCCTTGTTTATGCCGAGCCCGTATATTTCGGCGTATTCAAGCGGCAAGGGCATAATCTCCCGCATCTTGTTGTAATTCTCTTCGGACGGGAACACCCACTGGGACACACCGAAATAGTGGCGTTCCATGTTGTTACCGATGTACTCACCAACCTGTCTGAGGGTCTTTAATCCGCTCTTTTTGAAAGCGTCCAAGAGGTAGTTCCTCAATTCCGCTTCACGTTCTTTAATGCGGTTGTTGATGGTTGTCTTGTAATCCTCGTACCGCATTGTGGTCTTGAGGATAGTTTTCAGATACCAGTCGGTGTAGAGTTGCTTTACCTTTTCACAGTTGTTATAAAGCCATTTGCGGCTGTCGGTCTGAATACCCATCTCCCGAAGTGTGGACGGGTCGCCAAATACTCGCGATTCGTGCAGTGCTTTTTTAAACGGTTCAATCTCTTTTGCGTATAGGTAATTCTCTCCGTTACCGCCAAAGGAATAGGCAAAAAACGCCACGGGGTCGTTGTCCTTACATTCGTAGTACTCGGCACGTGAAATCCAGCGGTTCAAGCGTTCGTCCGAGATCTCGCCTTGTGCAAACTGGCGAAACGCACCGCAGATTGGGTTGAGGTCATTCATGTGAAAGTTGCGGAATTTGCCGGAAAGCATGGCGCAGTGTGTAACCGACCCGCCGCCGCCAAAAACGTCATAAAAATTTATTGCATACGGGAGGTTATCAACAACCCACTCCGCGATTCTGTTTTTGCTACCCATGTAGGGCAGCCCGTATAATTTTTTCATAAAATTTTTCCTTATTTTGATTTTTGCAATGTTTTTTCAAAGGGTTTAAAAAAATTACAGCTCGCTATTTTTGCCCCAAAACGGGCGACCACTGGGGTCGAGCTGGTCTTTTAGACAAGTAAAATCAGAGAATTTTGCGCCTTGGTCAACGAAGCGAAGCACGTCGGCGTAGGTGTAGACCCGTTTCCTTTTGTCGAATTTTATCACCTCAGCAATTTTGAGGGTCGGGTAAGAGTTTGTGTCGATGATGTGGTTAACGGCATCGGCGAGGCGTTGACGTGACAGGCTGTTACGGCGCACCGAATCAGTAAGCAATGCCCAGAAAGCGGGGTCTTGGTTCGGGAAGGCTATCATTAACCTCCGCATGTGAGCGGCAATCTCGGTGTCCGTTGCGGGGGCATCGGAATAAACCGAAATCTCGTAGTGTCGGTCGCCCGTTTCGTCGTTTACAACCAGCATAGGGCAGATTGTGTTGGCTGCGGCTGGTAGGTTAGTTGCGGTCTTTGAGTCCGGCTTCGTACATGGCGTTGCCGGCTGCGACGATACGCATGATTTCCTCGTCGGAATAGACTGGAGAAGAAGATTTTTGTCCATGTTTGATGAATTTTTTGTTGTATTTTCCCTCCAAAATTTGAGGGATGCGGTTAGCGTTAAAGATAAAATCAAAATCAGCAACCCAGCTCCGTTCGCTGTCGCTGTTGCCCGTAAGGAAGGGCGAGTTTATGACGAGGTCGAGTAGCTTGTTGATTTTTTCGAGTCCATACGTCCGCACGGCATTGCGGAAGTTGGTTTCTCGTTTTGGTGTGAATTTTAGTATTTTTGGGATGGGTGTCCCCTCGACTTTTGCGTTGAACCATTCGAGTATTTCTGCAAAATTTAATTTATTTGCTATATTTGCCCTATTTTTTGCCGTTTCGGGCATTTTTTCAACGTTACCGAATAAGTCAACCACTGCGGTCGTGTTCGTGTCTGAAATGTCAAAAAATCCGCTTTCTTTTTTCGCGGAACTTTTTTCTTTCGTTTCAGACTCGGTTTCGTAGGCTGTCAAGTCCTCGCTATCCAAAACCTCAACCTCCGAACTTCCGCTTTCGTTTTCGGGTGCGCCGCCGTCGCCAAGGAGCGTAAGCTCCCCAACAGAATTTGTTATTTTGTTTATTTGTTTAATTGTTTTATTGTTTATATTATAGGTTGGTCTTTCGTTGGTCGTTTGTTGGTCTTTCGTTGGTCTTTCGTTGGTCGTTTGTTGGTCGTTTGTTGGTCGCTCGGTAGGTTCGTAGTCTTGATAATCTCCATATTTACAAATAGTTACAAGGGTATTTTGGCTGGTCGTTTTTATGTTAATTTCACCAGTCCGCTGTAAGCGTTGCAAGCAAGTACGTACCTGTCTCTCCGAAAGTCCCGTTTTTTCTACCAGTTCTTTCCGCGTTGTTAACAATTGTCCCCGCTCAATTACACGCTCCGCAAATCTTGTGGGTTTATACTTCGCCTCGCTTAAAAGATAAATCCACATTTGCACCATTTCTGGGTATTTAAACCATTTCCAGTTTGTAATCTTTTTTGCAAGGAGTATCCAGTTACCGTTTTCCATATAGCCTAACAATCTAAACCGTTAATCTGTAATAATTCCATTAATAGTTCCTCGTTGGCGAGGTACTTGTTTTCAAACACCGCAAAGGCGTTTGTAACTTGTTCAAGTTCGTCGGGGGTCGGGATACGAACGTCCAAAATTTTACTGATGTCCTCAATAAACTTTTGCATTCCTTGAAGGTCTTTGTATACCCCGACCCGTTTCGCAAGGGTGTCTATCTTGCCGTTCTCAATTAAAATCAGAGCAACCGAACAAAGCAGCCACGCTTGCAAACTGATGGCGGCAAAATCGGTATTGTCTACATTGTAGAAGTGAAACTGGTTCTTAATTGAAAACTCAAGCACCAAATCACGATAACCGAGGTGCTTGTCGGCGAGCTCTTGGTATCTTTGCTTGTTTTCCTCTACCTTAATGCCGCAAAATACATTTTGGTAGTAACTCTGCGCTGCGGTGTACAGCCTTTTGGCGGTGTATTTTACATTTTTAAAGTTCGTGCGGTACTCGTCAAACTCTTGGAGTAACGGCATAAACTTGTCCTCAACTTTTTTTGCAGCGAGGACTCCTAAAAACCCCGCTTGAAAGAATAATGCCATGTCGGTGGATTGTTCCTTTGTGAGGGTTATTTTTCGCTTTGTGTGCTGCATTGTTTTGTTCTTTTGATGTGTTCGTTAATTTCCTCGGCGTTGAATAGAATGCGCCCGCCGTTTGGCTTGTAATATGGCAACTGACCACGGTGTACCATGTTGTAGATGGTTTTCAGTGTCCACCCCGTCTGATACGACAGGTCTTTAATCGTCCACCAAATTTTTTGGGGTTGTGATGTGTTGTTCATTGTCTAAAAGATTATATTTTTTTATTATTTTTCTGATACCCGTTATGGTCTTAACGCCATCGGGTAAATTTGCCTCGTGCTCTTTTATTACGAGCTCGCAAATGCGGCTGAAAGCAAGGTCGGGAAGTTCCGCCCGCATCGCTTCAAACTCTTTTTTTACTCGCTCGTGCCGTCTGATTGTGTCCAGTTGCACGGGGGTTAGGGTTTTTGTTTCTTTTTCCATTTTATTTTATTAATTAAAATTAGTCATCACCGATAGACCACAACCACATAGCGACAAGGGCAATCGCAAAGTAACCCGCCGCCGCCAAAAAGTCGCAGTTACAGACCCGTATTCCGTTCCAAATGCCGCCTATCAATAAAAGACAGCAAATCAGATTTTTTATGCCTATCAAACATCCTCTCATATCAGTCCATGTGTACGTTCGTTATTTGTGTGTTTGTGGCGGCGTTCCAAACCGCCCACTTAAATCTGCCCTCGCAGCGCAATTCAAGGTCTTGAACCTTGCCGAACCGCTTGAAAGTGCCGCAAATATCCACTATCCAGCCGACCTTGTTCGGGTACGGTCTAATTGCCCGCCCCACCATTTGGTAATACATAGCCAAACTGCGGGTCGGACGGGCGAGTAAGATTGTGTCAAGTTCGGGGTAGTCGAAGCCAGTCGTGAGGACTCCGACATTTGCAACGCATTGAATATCCCCGCTCTTGAAGTCTGCGAGGATTTTCTCTCGCTCCGCTTTCGGGGTTTCGCCGGACACAAACGCAGCGTGCGGAATTTTAGCGGCAAGTGCGGCGGCTTCGTCAACAAACTTGGTGAAAACCAAGATGCGACGGCGGTTGCCCTTACCCATCAAACGCTTAACAATATCCTCGACAATGTTGTCGAAGTTGCAGCGTTCGTATTCCGCTTTCAACGAGTCCTCATCATAATCTCGCCCCGTACTATTCAACTTAACCCGCGTGAGGTCAAACTGGTATTGGTGCTGTACGTCGTAGTAGTTCAGCGGGGCAAGGAAACCAGCGTCGCATAGTTCTTTAACTTGCGTCACGTGTATCACCTTTGAAAAGATACACGGACGGGTGCGGGTTAGAAACTTAATAATGGAGCCGCCCTCCCAGTCGGGAGTAAGACGGTACGGGGTAGCGGTTAAACCCACGACCTTAAGCCCTAAATATTTGATCGTGGTGCGGTACATTCCGGCGTCGCTGTTAACCCCGTGACACTCGTCAATGAGTGCATAGCGGTACGCCTTTAAATCGTCCAAATGACGGATAACGCTGCCAATGGTGCAGAATGTTACCTTTGCTATCTCCTTGCGGTTGAACGAGGCGGAATATATACCGCAGTCAACAATGCCATACGAGGCGAGCTTGGCGTAGTTTTGTTCGAGTATTTCTTTGCTCGGTTGAAATATTAGCATCGGTGTATCTACTCCGAGCGCAATATTCGCAATGACAAGACTTTTGCCCGCACCCGTTGGGAGTATCTCGATGGCATTTCCCGCAGCCGTAGACTTGAAGTAAGCCACGGCGGTGTCAACTGCTTGCTTTTGGTATGGGCGGAGGGTGTACTGCATTTTCGTTTATTTAATTAAAGGAATTATGCTGCGGACGGTATCGGTTACAGCCTTAATGTCGGCGGCGATTTCGGGGGTTGAACGGTCAAACCTTTTTATTATGTAGCCGTTACGCTGCATCGGGTCGTAGACCATAAAGTCCTCCCATTGTGCGTTCTGAACCGTCAGGTGGTTTATTATTTGCCAGTAGTATTCGGGTTTGATGGTTTTAAGGCTCTCCCCGTCGTTGAGGCGGCAGATGTATTCCATAGCCACGGCGGGACTGGGGCATTTGATTTCAAGACCGCCCTCTATTGTGTGGGTGGTGCCATCGTCGTTGAAATGCACACCGTCGGGGGAGTCACCCCAGTAATCCTCAAATTCGGGGTCGGAATGTAGCACAAACGCCACCTCCACCATACTTATGCCGGTATTGAGAGTGTAAAACTCACGGGCTTCGGCTTCTGTATTTTTGCCGAACCGTGTGGCGGAGCTTGAAAAACCTACACGCTCCAAATAGTCCTCAATACTGCCAGCGGCGGAACGATATTTTGGGCGGAGGTTTCTTTCTGCTTTTAGACGGTACAATTCTTTTTTAGCGGTTGCCGAAAGTTCCCCTTCCTTTTTTGCCTTTGTCATAAAGGCGGCAACGGTCGTAGAGGTGATACGTCCGAGCCTTAATTCGTGCCAGCGGGGTGAGCCTTGTTCAATATTAAGATAAATCATAGTTTTTAAAATTAAAGGGGGCGACCGAAATCACCCCCCCCGTGGGTCAGGCATTTATTATTGTTGATGTTGTGTTAATCTTGCGCGGATTTTTTGACCCTCGGAAATAAACTGGGGGTCTTTCCAAAATTGTTTGTAATCGTTCATGAAGTCGGTCAGCTCCTCGTTAGTGTTCGCAAACTTGAGGCGGTTAATAGCGGTTTGGAGTGCGTCCTCGTAGGCTTGTCGGTCGGCGGTTGCGACTTCGGGGTCATCAAGGTCGGCGGTGGCATCGTCATCGACGTGGAATAATGCGCAGAGGAGGTATTTTTCGGCGTAGGTCATAGCCGAGCCGCTTGCTTGCTCCGCCGACATCCCCTTATGCTCGTCCATGTTGACGTGAACCTCGGTATCGGCAAAAGAACCGTCCTTGTAACAAACAAGGTGTATTTTGAAGATTAAAACATCACGGTCACCGTCCTTGATTTTTTGTGCGCTTGGAATGTATGCCAAGCTGTGCTTAATCAAAAGCGGTTTGATGTTGTTTCTGAGAGTTGGCAAATCACGGTATTTGTAGCGGTTCATTGCCGTTTTGTCTTTCGGTGCAGCGAGTTCGGCTGACACCTTGTTTATAGCCTCCCAAATCATAGGTACGGCTACGGGTTGTTGTGTTGCTGAATTGTCCATATTTTTTTTTGGTTTAAAATTTGTTTTGTTTATCTTTGCAGTAAATTGTTTTAAAACTTGTTACAAAAGTAGACAAGTTGTCAACAAAAACCAAATAAATTCTGTTAAAAAATGTTAAAACAATAAAATATCTAAACAAAATGGATAAAACAGCAATACTCGAACTTTTGAGAAAGTACAAAAGGTTGAAGACAAAGGCGGAATTTGCCGGATTTTTAGGCGTAACGCCGCAATTATTGTCAAAGTGGTACAAACGGAGCTCCTTTGATTTAATGCTTCTTTGTAGCAAGTTTCCCGAAGTCAACCCCAAATGGCTGATGACCGGCGACGGCAATATGCTGCTGCCCGAACCCACTGAAAACCTAACACAAACGGTTATTGGCGACAATAACCACGACAACAACCACATCGATATGGACGGCGACACCACACTGGCATTCCTACGTGAACAAGCCAAAGCAAAAGATGCAGTGATAGCCAGCCAAGCGGCACACATTGTAAGCCAAGACGAAACAATTAAAAAACTTTTAGAACTGATAAAATGACACTACAAGAGCGAATACAAAAGGTCGTGGAGTTCAAATGCGGCGGCAACGAGAACGAGTTCGCCCGCCTTTGCGGTATTTCACCCCTAACCGTGCGCACCGTATGCCGACAGGGGACGAATAGCGTCAATTTAATCGCTGCCATAGTCGCAGCCGTTGACGAAATCAACCCCAAATGGCTACTCACTGGGCAAGGCAATATGCTCTATCCCTTTGCGCTTGCCTATGCTGAGACGGAATACGTACAGGGGGTCGCCAATATGTTCAAACTCGCGACCTTATTACCCCAAATATCAATCGAGCAACAACGCCGCTTTATGTTCGCTGCAAAGAACGGAACAAAACCCGACTTCACACCGACCGAAATTGAAAAACTAAAACGCTGATTTTTTATCTTCGCCCAGCCAAAACCTTATCAAGAGGTAAAACTGGTCGAAATTCCTTATAACCACATATTTGTATCCGACACTTTCAACGGCTTTCTGCCATTCAACTTGTGCGTCGGACTGATGCCCTTTTGAGGTTTTAAATTCAATGCAAAGGGCGTGAAATCCGTGCGCCGGATAAAGAAACAGAATATCCGCTACGCCCGCAACTATTCCCTCCGCTTTCATTGATTGGGCGACACGTATATCCCGCTGCCCTCCGTTTGGTACTGAAAAAAGTAGGGGGCGCAGTTTTGCGTATTGTAGCCGAAACCACTTGACGCATGCCTTTTGTATTTCACTTTCAATATGTTTCACGCTGCAAAAATAGCCATATATTCAATAAGTGTCTATAAAATTAACACTTTTTAACATTATTTATTGAAAAAAAATTGCATTTTTCAAAAACTTATAATATTTTTGCAACGTAAAAGAAAATACAAAAGACAAACGTCGTAGTGGCAGTCTTTTTCAAAAAAAAGCCATTCGGGGGTTCGATAGCAGAGCCTTGCCCCTTATGCAAGCAAAACCGCGCCGCCGCCTACTGTTGGTTTCAGAGCGTTGCAGACAACAACCAATTTTTTTAATTTAAAACACTTAACAATGAAGGTAAGGTTAATAATTAACTTTTTGCGGCTAATTGGTTACAAGCCAGAAAAACCTCGCTACGGCGAAAAAATTGTCGCTTCTTCGGGGACTTTTCAAGTATTTGTCTATACCGATGGCTCAGGTTGCGTTTTGGACTACTCAAAAACAAGGGGGTACGCTTCAAAATTCACGCAAACCTTAAAATATACATTACGGGCTGCCTATCGTGCTGTTATGAATGACGGCATCAAGGGCGCAAACTACAAACCCGTGCCGTTCTGAAAATCAACAAAAACAATATATAAAATGAAAGCAAAAGACATTGTTTTAACATTGATAGCCTTGGCAACCATAATCGGCTGCGGCATCAAATTGGTGGGGACAGAAGTTCCTACTTACACAAATTATTTATACCTTGCGGGCATGGTACTTGTACCCCTTGCTTGTGGGGATAGTATAATTAAAACCGTAAAAAGAATATGGCACAATTAGAGAACAACCGAGAGCACTTGTACCGAGGACAAACCACCGATGGTCGCTGGGTGTTTGGTTTCCTTGTTGAAAGCACAAAAACGTGGCAAGGTGGACACCCACACAAATCGTGGATATTAGGATCACCGCACACCAACGGAGGGTGGTTTTGTCTTACTTGCAAATACCCCGTCAAAGATAAAACGGTTGGGGAGTTTTCGGGTGTAAAAGACAAAAACGGTCTTCGCATTTTTGAAGATGATATTGTTGCAGCGGTCGAAAAAGACGGCACAAGGTTACGACTGGGGCGCATTATCTTCAAAGAGGGGTGCTTCCTATTTACATACGGCAAAATCGAAGTCCCACTTCGTTGCCTTTATAATGACCAGTTGGAGGTTGTTGGTAATATGTACGACACCCCCGAACTTCTTGCAAATACGTCAAATTAAAAATAGAACTATGAAAACATACACACCAGCCGAGAGGGAGAAGCACCTCGACGAAATCAGAGCCAACAACACCCACGATGTTAACGGCTACACGGTTTTTCTTATCCGTGAACGTTTGAAATGCGGTGGGTTTTTCCGGCACATTTCAATCTTACCCCCGCCGAAATTCCCACAAATTATCAACGCGGCACAAAACGACAACTACACAATCCAAACCTCCTCGTGGGGGGCGTTGCCTATTGCAGAGATAGAGGCGGTGATTGACCGTTACAAAAAGGCGGTTAAAACCGTCAAGTGGCTCCAACAATTCAACTGGGAGACCACTGATATTGTTGAATACTAAAAAATACCGATATGGCTTACAGAGGAAAATCGAACTCCAAGCACTGGCTCTACGGCTCGCTTCTTAACAACGAACCGTCCCAGTGCGTTATTCAATTCGTAAAAAAGTACCACCCCGTAGACGGTCGGGTGGTCGCTACCGACTGGGCGTATGTTGACCCCGACACCGTCGGTATGGCTGCACCCATCAAAGATAGCAAAGGAAACACCGCCTACGAAAACGACTACATCACATACCCCGACGATTGCTTTGGCTTTGAAGTTACCGCTCTTCTTAAATACGGTGAGTGGGAGCAAGACGGCAGCGGCGGTGAGTACAGCCCCCGTAAATGCTACGGCTGGTACGCACAGGTCGTTAAAACGGTCTTGCCCGAATACCTAAAAGATGCGGAATTGGAATTTCCGGCATACAGAATGACCGAGAGTATTTTAGAAATCCCCGCCTTCACAGTCATTGGCAACAAATTTGACAACGAAATATGATGAAAATTACAGCTACCGAACGAAAACGCCTTGTGCTGGCGGCTATACAGCAAACACAGGGCGGAATAGACATCATCGCCGCCGAAAAATGGGCAAACGAATCAGATGACCACGCCACCGCATACGAAATTGCAGAAAAGGCAATAGATTGCGCCGTTTACTATCTTAACGTTGGGGACGGCGTTCCTATTACCAACGAAATAATGATGGGCAACTTTGACTTTAATGCCAACCTTGACGGCTGGGTCGTTGGTGATGTTGTGATAAAACCATATAAAGACCGCTACCAAGTAACTCGGGATGGCTCTGTATTGTTTGAAATAGATACATTCAAGCAACTTTGCCTCGTAGCGGAATTATTTAATAACGCTAAGGACTTATGCTTGTAGTAAATCGGAAAAGAATACGCCCGAAGCACCGAGATGAGTGCTTTACCGACGAACAAGTCAGCATCGAACACGGGCGCAAACGTTTTAAATTATTCCTTAAACGTGGCGACATTGTATTTCACCCCCGCTATAATGAATGTTATATTTTTTTATTTGTAGATAACGGGCGGGCGAAATATTCAGACTCCAACGGGGAGTTTTACGAGAATTTAAACCACGAATACGAAATCACAAAAGCCACACTCGACCAAGAGCAAAACTTTTGGGAAGAGTTAAAAAAGAACGGCTATCAATATAAAAATAAAAAAATTATCAAAATAAAATGAGCGAAAGTTGTTTTACCGAGGGGTTTATATACCCCTTAACCAAAGAACAAGACGAAAGGCTGGAGGATAGCGATTGCTACTCTTTCCTTTCTGACGGCGAGAAAGGTTTTGAGTTGCAAGTTTGCTACTCCGACACTAAAAAGGAGTGTACCTATTACCTAATTTACGCCACCGAATATTCCTACGGCGAAAAACACGGCGATTTTGGCTTTACCCGCCCCTTAACTCAAAAAGAAAAAAAACAATGGCTGCCGATTTTTCAACAAGAGCTGGCAAAGAACGGACTTGAGTTCAACCCCGCACTGCTAAAATACACCCAGTTCTGTTATTACAACGGCTGCGAGAGCCCCGATTACTACGAGGCATCGGTTGACCTTGACCAATACGAGTTGTGGCTACCGGCGGACGGGGCGGAATTACCCGAATTTGACCGAGAGGTCGTGGTATTTTGCCAAGACACAACCGACACCGAGCTGTTGAGGGTAAGTATGGCGCACCGCCCCGACCCAAAGAGCAACGCTATCACTTACGGCATGGGAAAATGGAACCAGCCGAACGTGGTGCTTTGGCTTGACTTGCCTATCCACACCGTTCCCGCTTTGTCAATCAAAGACGTAAGCGAGAAAATTGCCGGACAACTCACCGAGCAACTTACCGAAAAAGGCGTTGTCCTTGCCAAAGTTGCCAGCGTACATATCAAAAACATTGACCTTGAAATAAAACTTACCGATGGCACTACCATATAAGATAACACACAGCATTGGAATGGTGGACTCCGATTTCTCCGCCACTCCCGAAAGGCTAAAAAAACTCAACGCCGACGTTGAAAAGGTGCTGCAGCAGTTTGGTAAATCCATCTACGAAGTAGACTCCGTAATAATCGGGGAGGGCGTATTGCTTAAAGGCGGGTATTTAATTCCGTTCAAACAACCAGCGGCGCAGCCTGTACCCGCATGGATTATCAAACAACAAGAAGCAGCGCAAGATATTGCCGACAACTTGACAAAAGTGCGCACGATTGTTTCCGCTCTACACGGTGAACTGGTGTGCGACGATTGTGGGCGGCATTTTCCCGCTTCAACAGATCTGATTATGTACGACCCCTACGACGAACAAATCGACGGACGGTTTGTTTTAAAGGTCTTATGCGCTGAATGCGCCCAAAAAAGCGACGAGGAGGTCTGATATTATGCAAACAGAATACAAAACGCTGTACGGAATTTTAAACCCCGTAACGGGCTGCCTTGCCCTAACTTACTGGGCAAGTTCGCAAAAGCACAAAGCGTTATTTTCAACAAGGCAAAAAGCCGAAGATGCGCTGCGCTGGTTTAAAGAGAAGGTCGTGGTTGTAGAAATTCAGGCTGCCACAATAGCAAAAGAAAACGTTTAAACGCCTTACATATATAAGGTGGTTAAAGTATAAAGCAAGGCAAAAGAACGCACCCAAAAAACGTTTTTTTTGCCTTATTTTGTTAAGTGTGCAAAACATTATTTTTTTAACCGCAAAACTTTTTGCAAATTAAACGTTACAAATAGGGGAGGGGTATTAAAAAATAAAAATTATACCTTGTAAAATGCACAAAATCAACAATATAAAAATATTTTGAAAAAATATTGCAAAAATATTTGTAGTTTGCTAAACCTTTTATATATTTGCAACGTATAATTAAGTACAAAACAACAAACAAAAACACTAATTTAAATTTGGAGGACACAACAATGAAAACTACAGCAACAAAAACAGCAAAGACAAACGCCGAAAACTATGGCGTATTTGGATACACAACAATCGACACCACAAGTGCCAACGCTCTTAGCAACAATTGGCAAAACTGGCACGAATTGCGCAGAGAATTGCAAGGCAAACCAATCAACACCGACACAATCTTAAAAGCCATGCACAAAGTTGATTTTGCAAAGCATGGCGCAGTTGGTATCCATTCTTTCTATCCAGACGCTGGCAAATGCTATGTGGGTTTGGAGAACGGCAAATTTGCCAGCGTCTGCATATCTTGGGACGTTACCCAGCAAAGCAACGAGGCACTTTTGAACGAAATTAAAGAGCTCAAGGCTCTGGTATCAAAACTTGTTAACCGTAAATAATATAAAAATGACCGTTTTAGAATTGAAACAACTCCTCGACAATTATTCAGACAACACCGAGGTTATGATTGCCGCCCCCAGTAACGACTACTGGGGGACAATTAAAGCGTTGCCTATTCACGAAAGCGACACCGACCTCGCCGATGTAACATGGTCGTCGTATCACAACAGCGACAAAGTTGTCGACCCCGACCACGAGTCTGACGATGACGAAAAACGCGAGGTGCTGCTCTTGCAGTAACCCCGCCACCCTCCACAAAAAAAGACCAGCGCGATGTTGGTCTTTTTTTAAAAGGCAACGAACGGTTTGGTGGGATAAACATTAAAAAAACACAATAAATATTATAAAAATGATTAAACAGAAAAAACGAATAAAACCGAGCTACCCTTATTCTAACCGCTATGAAGTCGGTGAAATGCAAGGGCGTGACAATAGGGGCTACATCAATACCCGTGGCAGAAGTATGGCAACCACAACTGGCATTGACGAACGTGTACCCTCTCTTAAAAGGGGCAAAAAAGCGTGGGAGAATTTCTACAAAATATTCCCTTACGTGAAAGAATTTCTGATGTCAATGGGCAAGCGGGGGCTGTGCGTTGGACAATCACCCGTGCGAATTACGCTCAAGAATAATATTTACACGGTTGTAGACGAACGCTGTCACGGGCATTACTGGAAAAATGATTGGTTTGATGGTATTTCTACACAAACACTTATGCAAAATCCGCCAAGACGTAGAACCATGAAATTCCGCAAGGTTTGGTAGCCGGACATTAGAAAATTCCCAAAGCACTGGAGTCGTACTTGACGGGTTTCGTAATTTGACCCAGCAGTTTTCCCAAAACATAGTAGCGAGCAGCATCGATACAGTGGTTGTACTTATCGATTGGCTTGTTAATGAACCGCCCGTTCTTGTCCTTGTCCCACACGTAGTTTCGCAGCTCTTCCTGTAAGTTGAGACTTCGTTTCGTCACAAATATCTTCATGCTCTTCATTTTTTCTATGCCCGCATTTATCGAACCCGTCCCCTTGATTACGGGGTAGATAAGTATGCCCGCATTGAACACCTCCTGAATGAGGCGGGGGTCGGCACTATCCGCTATCACCATTGTTCCGTTGTGCGGCTTGAGCTCTTTGATAATGTCCTCAATCCCCATGTGCGTGCGGTAGCAGAACTCGTCCAGATAAAGACGGTCGTCAACAATTCCGCAAAGACACATAGCCGTACAGTCGTTCGTATACCCCCAGTCCACCCCGATTGCGACCTTTTTGCAGTATTCGGGAAACTCGTCAACGATGCCCCAGTTCTTGAATACTGCACCCTCTGCAACATCCGCCCACTGCCCCATAACTACGTGCGCGTACTTTTCGGGGTCGCTTTCTTTTAAATATGCCGTGTCCTTGAGAAAATCTTCGGAAAGGTTGTCCTTGTTGTCCAAATACGTCGTGTGTATGTGCAAGACGTTCGGGTGCGTGGATATTTGAACGGGTACACCGTCATATTCCACTATCTTGTGCGTGTCTTTTATGAACTTTTGGTAAACGAAGTGGTTGCTGTCCGTGGGGTTCATTATTATGATGACACGGTTCTTTATTCCTTTCTGACGAATTGACAATTTGATTGTGTCAAACTCCTTCTCCGATGTCCATTCCTCCGCCTCGTCAACGACAAAGGTCGTGAGCCCGTGAATTGATTTTAGTTTCGCCGTCTGGTTGCCGCTTGAAGTATGGATGCCGCGGAACATAATCTTCGCACCCGTGAGGGTGTTCGTAACGTCCCCCCTTGTCTTTGTGAAGTATTTTGATACCCCCTCAAGGTCTATTTTCTCCATCATTTCGGGAATGACCGAGATATTTGCCGAGACCATCGTGTAGCGAGTATACAGAATTGTGTGCGTGATTTTTTCAAGCGGGTTGTCGGGTTTAGGAAACCACTCGAACGTCAGCCGCTCGATAAAAGTTCCCGCCGCGAAAGACTTGCCAGATCCTCGCCCGCCCGTGACAAGAATTATCGATTTATCCTTGTCGGAGTACATACTTTTATAAACGTCCGCCAGTTGTATCATTTATTTTTTGATTTTTGCAAAAATATTTCTATTTGCATTTTTCAAAAAGTTGCACCCCCAGCCTTTATATTATCAAAGAAACAAGCAAAAACAAGGCGAAACAAGGCACAAAAACAAAAAGCAAATAAAAGCAACAACCACACACAAAAAAGGCGTTAAAATCAATATTTTTAAATATGTATTTTAAACAATTTGCAAAGCGAAACAACCTAATTGTTTAAATTGAAACAAAAAGTAAAATTTAACTTACTTTATGGGATAAATTGTTAATAAAAAAATATTTTAGGCTGTAACGTATTGAAAAACAGAGAATAAAAAATATTTTTTAAAAAAGTGTAAAAATATTTTGTAGTTTGCTAAACCTTTTATATATTTGCAACGTATAATTAAGTACAAAACAACAAACAAAAACACTAATTTAAATTTGGAGGACACAGCCATGAAAAAAACAAGCATAAAAAATTTTCTTTCGGTCTGCAAAGACGCCGGAGTTACCAACATTGCCGTGGTTTACGATTACGGCTACAAAAAAATGTACGCCTTTGCACACGGCAAAATTAACGGCAAGCGAACCCGAATCGAATCGACAAGCGTACTGCCCCAAACCATTAAAAAGTTGGCGCAAAACGCCAAAAATCGGGGGCTGGCAATTGAGCTCCCGTATGAAGTAGCGATTACACTTTAACGAATTTTAACATTTTTTAAATGAATAAAATTTGCATTAATCAAAAAAATAATATAATTTTGTAAAAATTAAAAACAGCAACAACAATGAACGCAAACACAATAACCGAGGACTATGTATCATTCAACACCGCAAAACTCCTTGCCGAAAAGGGGTTTAATGTTGTAACTGAAAAAAGCTACATCTTGGACAACACAGGCTTATGCGCTGTCAAAGTCGGTCTATTGGTTAATAGCAGACCTGACGAAAAACACGAAATCGCCGCTCCAACATTACAAATGGCTCGCAAGTGGTTGCGTGGTCTTAATTGTATAATAGGCATTGATTTTGACAAATACGAAAGTGCCGAAAACGAAAAAACAGTGGTTGGTTTTGGTTTTACCGTTCAGAGAAAAGAACACCCCGAAGAGTTTGCCTATATACACAATGAAGTGTATGACACAAACGAGGAAGCCGAAGAAGCCGCTATTTTATATTGTTTAAACACCTTAATAAAATAACAATGGACACAAACGTTACCATACAACAAGCAATTGCAGAAATGCAAGACTTTGCCAAGGAAACTCCGATGTTTGCCGGAAGTCCAAAAGCCGCTAAGATAGCCGAATATCTGCAAGAACTGGCAGCATTAAAAGACGAAACTAAAATATATGATACTATCTTTTTTATTGAATGTGGATTTAGTGAAAATACCGACGTAATTCCTTACGAATGGCATCACTATGTTAATTCAGATACCACAATAAGGTTCACAGTATCATTTCCCAATATTATTTTAAGTGTTGACATTAACGACACAACATTTAAGTGCCCTTATGAAATACAAACACGTGGGCAATTCCGCATGTTTCTAACAGGATTAGGACTTTCGGATTATGTAAAGAGAAAAACTTTAAATGATTAATACAATGGACACACCAGCAAACAATAAAGAAATCAGCGAAGCCGAGGGGATACGGCTGGCTATCCAGCATTTCCAAGAGCAAGCACCCCGAAACTGCGGCGTTATGTACGAACCGTATATGCAAGTTGCCAAGTGGCTCGGTGAACTTGCAGCCTTTAAAGATGAAACGCCCCTGACCCACGAATGGCTGACTGAAAAGTTCGGCGAACCCAACAACCGCACGTGGCTATATTCCCCCGACGGGGACACTGACGAAATCGAAGTCAAAGAAATCTCCGACAGTATCTACAATGTAACTGTCAACGACCTTGAGTTCGGGTTGTACTCCGACCAAATGTGCCTCTGTACACGAGGTCAACTCCGGCAATTCCTATCAATCGGCGGCACGGTTGAATTTGTTAAAACTCATTTAAACGACTAAAAGCAATGATGACACTACAGCAAGCAATAGAAAAGTGCCACGATGTCGCTACCATACAGCACACGTTCAACAAAGAGGAACAACAAAAATGCAGCGAGGAGCACGAACAACTCGCCGCATGGCTTACCAAGTTGCAAGGCTTTGAGGACGCAACGCCGATAACAGAAACTTGGCTAAATGCTAATTTTCAGTTAACTTGTGGTCTGTGGGTTGTGTATTCTCCATCTAATGATGGCGATGTTACTATTTTCCACAGACATAGAACGTATACGATATCGTTCAATTATGTAAATGCGGCGGAGATAACAACAATAGGACAGCTCCGAATGTTCCTAACTATTGTTGGTTTCGGAGATTTCGCACAACAATTAAAATAAAACAAACATAAAATGGATGAATTTATAAAAGCAATAACGTTTCTGTCGAAATTTGTTGACAAAAATCGCAAGTTCCCAATCAGTTGTGAACACGACGTTCTCAATATCTGGGGTGTAAATTTCGACAATATGACTGCGAACGATGTCCGAACTCTTGACGGGTTAGGTTTCGAGATTGGTTTAGACGACGATTTCGACGAGAGCCCAAATTGGGCGTCAATTTCCGAAGCCGAATGGCAGAAAATTAAAACGTCGGGAGTAACTAACTGTGTCCACAGTTATTTGTGGGGAAGTTGTTAAAAACATAATAATATGGAAGGAATAATTCAAAAAACAAAAACCGGCTATGTCGTGTACGGATTAAACCGCATGAATATGCGCGGCTATCACGGCAAGGGCGACCAAGGTTATCCACAAAAGGAACTGACGGCGTGTACACCGTTTAGTTGTATCGGTCAAGCAAAGTCATACAGAACTTTGCACCTTAAAGACGATGCCGAAATTTTGGAGGTAACATACGACACCACATACCGTTATAAAACGGTAAACAAATGACAGAGAACGAGCAAAGAGCCAACGAAATCGCCACCTCTATAATGCACGAGGGACATATCGACAAAAACGGGTACAACCAACGCCGTGACCTTGAACGGGCTGCCCTTATGATGGCTGAAACCAAAGACAAGGAAATAGCCAAGCTCCAGCAAGCACTGAGCACGGTTGAAAACAACAACATAGCCATCCTCCGAAAGTTCGACAAATACAAGATGGAGTCCGACCGAGCAAAAGCCGACCTCCGTGCTGAACTGGTCAAGTACAAGACGGCGGCATTTTCCGACAAACAGACAACAGACCCCCTCACGCCCGAAATGCTTACGGCGGCAGGGTGGGAGAACTCGTTTCAATATACTGCTGGCGGAGATAAATTAAAAAGGCAAGAAAAACAAATTGATGATAATCGTATAACCATATTATATCACACACACGGTAGTATTCACATATTCAACAATAAAAGTACAATGGATATAAGCGTAAAACAAATAACCGTCGGGGAGTTCAACAAGCTCCTCGATATTGTAAAACTTGAAAAATTCAAAATAAATGGACATTAAAAACATTATTAACCGCCGCGCCCGTGGCAAGACAAAAGACGGGGAATGGGTATACGGCTACTTTGTCTATGTTTATCCACAATACCGTATATACGGCAAGGACGGAACGTACACAGAGGTAATGCCCGACACCGTCGGTTGGTACACAGGTATGGACTCCAACGCCAAGGAGGAGGTTTATGAGGGTGATTATGTTGAGTACGTCACCAACTCTGAGAAATTCTACCCCCCCGATATATCCTCCTCCGAACCGAAAAAAGGAAAAGCAATCATCGGGTACGATGACATTGGTTTTACCATAAAAAGCATAGACGGGCAAGTTTTAGATTCCTTTATGCTTTTCATGTTCTATGAGGACTGGCACTGCGCCGACCCCGACCCCGATTTCCGTATAATAAAGGTGCTTGGCAACCGCTGGGACAATCCCGAAATACAAGTTATCCCCCCTAAATACGAAGTAGAAGTAGAAAAATTACCGTTTTAAAACTATGGACAAAATTAAAGAAAAAGCGAAGGGAAAGATTAAAATACATCCCGAAAAAAGACGAGAAAACCTCGCCAAAATAGCCGAAATGAAACAGCGTGAACGGATAGACCGTGGACTGTACACATTAGCCGACGGCACAAAAGAATGGGTATACGGTAATTACATACACGTGGCACCGTCCCAAAGCGAAGACGGCACAGTTCAATTTGCAGAGCGGCACATTATAGACACGGCACTGGGATTGATGGACGTTGACCCCGAAAGCGTTGGTTCGTACATAGGAATTACGGACACCTCGACACCGCCCAAAAAGATTTACGAGGGCGATATAATTGAGGACGAGTCCGGCAATCGACACCTTGTTCGTTACAACCCGTCCAAAGCGAGGTACGAGGCTGTACTCTTGCCAAAATCAACGTGGCACCGCTGGGACATTGCGGGGGACATCGGGCAAGACTGGGTTACAGAATTTGGCAAAAAAGTAATAGGAAACATGCACACAAACC